AGCAGTTCGGTGCCAATGACGGTTGGTGCTTCTGGTGGCGCTATCACAGGTAGTGGTATGACTATTCAAAGATTTGCTGCCGGGGGCGGAGTTATGCAGCGAGATCGAGTTCCCGCTCTCTTAGAACCTGGCGAATTTGTCATTCGCAAGCCAATGGCTAAAGCTATCGGCGGACCCGCCTTAGAAAGAATGAACGCCACTGGACAAATGCCTACGGGTAATATAGAAGTTAATATGGTTAATAAAGGAACTCCGAAAGACGCGCAGGTTGAACAAAAACCAAAATTAGATGGTAAAGGAATAGTAGTTGATATTGTTTTAAAAGATTTACAAAATAATGGTCCCATCAAACAGGCTATTCGTGGAGGAGGTAGACGTTAATGGCTACTGCTACTTATCCTACTGATGCTACTCTAAATGCTCTCAGTTTTGCTTCTACCGCAGTTGTTACTTATACTGCTAATGGAACTCGAACTGCTTTTAACCTTGGTGAGTCAATTAATTTTAAAGGTGAGGCTATAGTTCAATTTGATGGAGTTATTCAAGATCCAAAGCAATATTCTTTAGGTAATGCTTTCAGTACTCTTACTTTTGCAACTGCTCCTAGTAATGGAATTAAAGTTAAATTAACTTCGATTACCTTACCCGATAGATTTACTACTATTCGCTCATTTCCAACAACATTAATTCAATCCTATGGTCTGGCTGCTACTGCAGTAGATAGTAATAATTATGCTATTAATGGTAAAACAGTAGATTTTCGAATTCCTGCTGGTTCTGAAAATGTAAGTGGAGAAGATTCTTTGGAAGTCGCTATTCAAGGTGTTCCTCAACCTAATGAGGCTTTTATTTTTCCTAGTGGTAACGCTGCCCTGAGTACTGTTACTGTACGAATTGCCAACTCAGTTAGTACCAGTTTAGCTGCCACTGTGGCTAATGCTTATACAGCTGCTCAAATTGACCAATTATCAATTCGCGCTTTTTTCACTCAGAAAAATAAAGACTTTTTAAATTCTATGGAAAATCGCAAACCAGATCGAGGTAATGAAATTAATAAAACATTTGATGTTATTACTTTTGAATCGCAAGCAGGATATGAAAAAAGACGATTACGTAGTAGACGTCCGAAACGTCAGTTTAGTTTAGAGTATACTAATGTTAGTGGATTAGAAAAGGAAGCTATTGAGAATTTTTACGATGCTCGTCAGGGTATTTATGAGTCGTTCTTTTTTGATATGACACATATTAATCAATCAGGAACTTTAATTACTAGATTTGAGGGACCTTTAGATGTAAGTCATAACCATTCATTAGACGGAACTAAACAAAATAATTTTTATACTGTTGGTTTTGGGTTACAGGAAGTGTTTGACTAATGAGTACTCGCACGTATGATTATAAAATAACATTAGAAAATGCTGCATTCTTTCAGCCTGGACGGTTTCTTGTTGGCAATACTTCTGAAACAATTGGAGAAGTTATTGCTCAAGATATGGCTAATGACGCTATTAAAGTTAAAGTTAATAATACTTTTACTGAATATCAAGCATTAGAATATGTTCATTGTAATAATATTGTAACTGGTACTATTGATGCTGTTCAATATTATTCTAGTAGTGCATCTACTACTGTTGATGGGCGTTCTTATATTATTGATGGTTCAACCAATACCTTTGCTCTTCCATCAACTTCTCGGGATGGGGAGACGACTATTGATTTTGACAAGTTAAATGCAGGTCAAATTAGTGTTACTTTTGATTCATTTCCTATTGATCGTTCTCAATTAGTTTATCCTAGTACTAATAATACTAATGGATTAGGGAGAGCTGGTTTTGATATTAAACCTGTAAGTTTTTTCCCTGGTGACGGATTAATTTCTGTTAGAACTAATTCTGCAGGATATCCTGTTGATGAAGATGGTGTACAAGTAGACGGACCTAATACCCGAGCTAAGTATAAAGACACCTATGAAAGTAGGGTTGTTCAAGTTCAAAAACGAGTTGCTGTTAGTGGTATACCAAATAAGAACGGACCTATATATCAAACACATGGCAAAGGAAGTGGTGCCTTACAGGGTACTTTTGTTTATCAAACCGTATCAGAAGTACAACAGTTTTCAGTTGCAGACCTTTATCCTGATAGTCATTGGGATCAAGTGGCTCGGGACATCAATAATGGTGTAACCCGTGTATCTACTTTTCCTTTTTCATCTACTTCTAATATATCAGTTAGAGTGTCAACGGGTAACACAGAAACTGTACCTTTTACTGCTCCTTCTTTTCTTTCGGATCAAATTATTGCAATTAGTAAAATTGCAAAAATAGAAAATTCTGGTTTTATTAGGACTAAAAATGCGTTTGAACAACCACCTTTAGTTAGGCTTTATAATATTTATTATCCTGGTGAGTGGTACCCGCCTTGGCAAACAGGTAATCCTGCATTGGGTGGATCAGGGGTGGCCTGGCCTCTTGGATTTCCTTATCGGTTTGCAGAAGTAAGGGGAGATACTATTTCTGATATAAGTTACCGTGCTCATTTTAATGGGGATGATTACCAATGTTATCCAATTGAATCTAATGGTATTGGTTTAAATCAAGATGGTGAAGTTAACCAAATCAGTGTTCGCATTTCTAATTTTGATTCCTTAATTGCGCAGATTGTGGAAAATGCTTTTATTGCAGGAAATTGTAGCAATGCTATTAGTGGGACGGTAAACTTTGAACAAGTTGGTAATTTAGATCCTGCTACAGTAGTTAATTCAGCAACTTATGATCAATCTATTGTTGATAGTACATATGCTGGAATTGCTAATTCTGCAATTACTTATGATAGATGTATTAAGTTAAAGGGTACTTGGTATCCTTCTAAACAGGACTCTCGGGATTTACTTGGCGGAGTAGTTGAGATTAAATCCACATTTGCTAACTTCTTAGATTATTGGCCCGAATACAGTAGTGTTAGATCTGTTAGTGGTAACATAGTAGAATTATATTCTACTGCTCCCTATAGAATTAATGATAATGTTACTATTAAAGGAACGAGGGGAAAATCAGCTAATGTAAAAAATATTGTTGGCAATTTCTTGGAATTAGACAGTAAATTAGATATTGGGGCGGGAACTAATTTAATGATTGTTAATCCTGATGCTGATAATGATGCTTATGTTGAGGATGTTTTTAAAATAGATAAATTAAATTCTTTAAATGGAGCTTTCGCTGAATTTTCTTTAACTAGCTGGTTACAGTACTTTAAATTATCATTTCCACGCAGAAAATATTATAAAAATACTTGTCCTTGGGTATATAAAGGAGAAGAATGCCAATATCCAGATGATGGAACTGGTACTATTCCTGGTACCTCTGGAAGTACAGCACTAACGGCTAACGGTTTTTGGACGGTGAAAAATGTACAGATAGATACGGTTAAAGCTAATGATGAGTGTGCGAAAAGTTTTGTTGCCTGTAAATTAAGACAGAATCAAATTCATTTTGGTGGGTTTATTGGGACAGGTCGTACAATACCAAAAGGATAATGAAAAAATATATAAAATATCTTGGTAAAAAACATGACTATTTTCATACTAATTGTATTACCTTAATAGCTGAAATTTATGAAACAGAATTACAAAGAGATGATTTTAAAAAGATATGGAAATTATTAGACCTTAAAGACGGTCATCCTGAGCAGGAAAGTAGATGGTATAAAGTTTTTAATTTTCAAAAATTATTAAAATGTACTCAGGAATATGGAATTAAAATTGAAAAATTAACAGATATTAAAGAGTATGACGTAATTATATTTGCTACTAGGCAAAGAAAAATCCCTATTCATTTTGGGATGTATATCGGTCAAAATATGATGATTCATATTGAAGAAGGATCATATTCAAAAATAGCTATGTTAAATGATAATTGGAGAGGAAAAATTCATAGTGTCTACCGACGAAAAATGGTATAAAAAATATACCGGATTTCCTTACGTACATTTAGGTGATAATGTTAATAGTGGAATTGATTGTTTTAACCTTATTAGATATGTTTATAAAAAAGAATTAGATATTGAAATTCCTTATGATACTGCTGATTTCTGTGATATTGTAGATGAACGATGGTATATTAAAACTCACGAGAAATGGATTGATAAAGCAGCTACTTTAGAATTTGGATGGAAAACTGTTGATGAACCAGAGATTTTTGATGTTATTACTATGACAATTGGTTCAACAAATGTAACTAATCATTGTGCTCTTTATGTAGATAAAAATCGTATTTTACAAACCATGTTAGAGCACGAATCTTGGATCGCTCCTTATGGACGTTATTACAAACAATATACAATGGGAATATATAGATGGAATCCAACACATTTAAAAAATTAATCAATAATATGAAAGATCATGCTAATTCCGAACATCCAAAAGAATGTTGCGGAATTATTACAACTGATTTTGAGTATGTTCCCTATAAGAATATTGCTCCTGATCCAGAAAATTATTTTATTTTAGATCCAATTGCTTTTGTAGATTATCCTGACACTTGTTGGGCAATATTTCATTCTCATCCTGATCAAGATAATCCTTTACCTAGTGAGAACGATATTGAAAGTACTTCTTTCGAAGAATATAAATTTATTGTTGGTTGGAAAGAAAAATTTTATTTATACTGGTATGATACAAATATAGAATCATTAAAATTTAAAAAATTTACTGAGGACTATTTACGTGCAGAATGTAATTCTTAAATTTCATCCTACAATCCAAAAATATACTAATGGGTTAAGTGAGCATACTGTTAAAATTAATGATTTAATAGATCTCCGAAACTCATTAGAATATCTATTTCCACAGTTAGGACGTCATATAAAACGCATTCGTTGTGGATTAAATTCTCGCGAAAATATTGCTCTAGTTAATTCAAATAAAAGAGTTTTAGGTAGATATGACTATTTAATAGGTACACTGAGAAAGACTGATACAGAATTTTATGTAGTTCCTTTATTTGTCGGAGGAGGTGGGGATGGTAGCAATCAACTTCTACTTGGAATTGCTTTAATTGCTGCATCTTTTATTCCTGGGATAGGACAAGTCCTTGGTCCAATGCTGTTTAAAATGGGTGTGAGTATGGCTATAAGTGGGGTAATGCAGATGATGATGAAAACTCCTACTCCTGCTTTTCAAGGCGCACAAACTACTGATTCAGAAGCGCGAATTGAAAATAATATTTTTCAAGGGTTACAAAATACTACTCAATCTAATACCCCTGTTCCTATTGTTTATGGGCGAACTCGTGTTGGGGGTCAATTTGTGAGTGGAGAAATTTTGAGTATTCAACATGGTCGCAATGAAACTATGAAAGTTTCATCGTTATTTCCTCCAGGAGCTAACTAAATGTCTCAGGCTGTTACTCTTAAATTTCACCCCACAATCCAAAAATATACTAATGTCAAAGAACATATTGTTAATGTAAATGATTTTGTAGATATTCGAAATTGTTTAGAATCTTTATTTCCCTTATTAGGAATTCATATAAGACGTATTAGAGCAGGTGTAAATAGACGAGAGAATCTTGCGTTAGTTAATAAAAATAAACGGATTATACAACAGGAAGAATATTTTCTTAATCGGTTAAATAGAGATGATACAGAGTTTTATGTTGTTCCCCTCTTTATAGGTGGTGGCGGAAATGGTATGGGAATGATTATTATTGGAATTGCTTTAGTAGCCTTAGTTATAGTTACTGGTGGAACCGCGTTAGCAGGAGCCGGTGCGGTGTACGGAAGTATGGGGTCATTAGGTGGAGCAGTAGCAATGGGAGCAACTTTTTCCACTTTAGGCGCAATTGGAGGCATAGGTATAGGTAGTATGCTATTGTCACTGGGCGTTAGCATGATTATCAGTGGAGTCATGGCAATGATGATGAAACCCCCAAAGCTTGCTGTTGAAGGTGCACAAACTACTGACTCGGAGGCTAGGTCAGAGAATAAAATTTTTCAAGGGTTACAAAATACTACAAATTCTAATGTTCCCGTTCCTATTATATACGGAAGAACTCGTATTGGAGGTCAATTTGTGAGTGGAGAAATTAGAACTATTGAACACGGACGAAATGAGTTTATAAAAGTTTCAGCGTTATTTCCTCCAGGAGCTAATTAAATGTCTCAACGTCAAATTACTACAATTAATGCAGCTCCACCTATTCATGGAGCTAAAGGCGGATGCTTTCCAGGAGATGCTTTAGTATTAACTCCTTCAGGAAGTACGGCTATTAAAGATTTTCAGATTGGTGATAATGTTCTTTGTTATACTCCCGACGGAGAAGTATTAACTAGACCTGTTACTGAAGTTTATACTCATGGTAAACAAGAAGTATTAGAATTTATGTTAGGGATGGGGCGTTTAATAGCTACTCCTAATCATTGGGTATTAAAAGCGAATGGCCAATATGCTTATGCTTCAGATTTTGAAAAAGGTGATTATTTACTTGATTTAAAAAATGAGCCTCAAAAAATATTATCAATTCAACACTTACAACCAGAAGTAGTTTATACATTAACTGTAAAAGATTATCATACTTTTTTTGTTAATGGGTTTAGAGTTCATAATAAAGGTGGAGGAAAAGGGGGAGGCTCACCTGCTCCAGCTCCTACTGAAGAACCTAATAATTTATTTTCTACAGATATTGTTTTAACAACTATTGCTTTAGGTGAAGGCCCTATTTATAGAATTAATCCGTTAGGACCTCAAGATATTGAATTAAATGAAGGAACTATTGATGATCTGATTAATTTAGATGGAGATGGTGCGGCTAATACAGATTTATTTAAAACTTTAGAAAGAACAGGAACTCTTACTCAATCAGAGATGCCTGTATTTGGTACTCGAACAGTTGTTCCGCAATCTTTAGCAAGTGCTATTACTTTACGTAAAGGTAATATTATAGGAGTTCCTCAATCAAAAGTAACACTTCAAAATACAAGTGTAGATGACTTTAGTGCCATAACTTTTACATTTTCAATTCAAAGTTTATTAAGAATGGATACTAGTGGAAGTATCTTTAACTATAATTTGAGTATAAATATTAAAGTATTTGATAGAACAGGAACTGATATATTAAAAACTACTGATGATAATGGTAATCAAACAACCTCTGGAATTACTAAAGATTTTAATAATAAAACAAATACACCTTTTCAATTTCAAATAAATTATCCTATTGCGAAAGAAGATCGAAATAGGGGTGGATATAAATTTACTATTGAGAAAACTTCTGATGATTCGGATTCTTCTAAGATTCAAGATGTAGTTTCTTTTCAAAATTGGCTAGAAATTAAAGAAGAAAGAACTGCTTATCCGAGGACATCTGCAGTAGGTTATGCTTTATTAGCTCATAATGAACATGTTGGCGGAGTTCCCACAGCAACTAGTGTAGTAAAAGGATTATTAACACCAGTTCCTTCTAATTATGATCAGCCTATTTTAGCTAATGGAGAAATAGATTGGAGAGAATTAGAATTACCCGAAACTGGAGTTAATGGTTATACTACACATGGATATAGATTACAGAGTGGAGGCACTGATACTACTTATACAGCTGCTAACCCTCAAATTTATAAAGGGATTTGGGACGGAGTATTTGTTTTTTCTTGGACTCAAAATCCTGCATGGATAATTTTTGATTTGTTAATTAATCCTAATTATGGATTAGGAATTCCTGAAGAAAACATTGATAAATTTCAATTTTATAAAGTTGCCCAATATTGTGATGGAGTAGATGTAACCACTGGAAAATGGTATGGAGTAGATGGATTTTCTGATGGTAGTTATCGACATAAGCCCCGAACTAAATTTGCAACAGTTAGAGAAACTTTATTGGGAATTAATGAAGGTATTGCTGTAAAAGAACGCAGATTTATATTAGATTTATTACTAAGTGACCAACAACAAGCGTTTGATTTATTAAATCAAATTTGTGGAACACTAAGATCAGTTATTATTTATAGTGGTGGAAAATTATCTCTTCAAATTGATATGCCAGATGAAGTACCTATTATGGTTTTTAATGAAACTAATATGAAACCCGATAGTGTTACAATTAGTGGTATTAGTGAGAGCGATATTATTACAGGGGTAGATATAAACTATATTAATCCTAATAATCATTATAAAAGAGAAACAATGAGAGTGGATGACCCCATTTCTGTTGATGAGTTAAATCAAATTGAGAATATTCTAAGTATTGAGTTACCTGGCGTAACTCGTAGAAGTCAAGCTATGCGATATGCTCAATATCTAATAGCATCAAGTAAATTTGTTCGAAGAAAAATAGGATTTGAGACAGATACTTCAGCTATAGGTCTATCTCCTGGTGATTTAATTGCCGTTCAACAAAAAATGATTGGAACATCTTACGGATTTGGGGGAAGAGTAAGCGGAAATAGTACTTTACGAGGATCTAGTGCCACACAACCTACCAACCCCCTTCTTACTTCTAGTTATGCTAATATAAGATTGGAACATTTTACAGTTCCCGCTATTACTATGTCTACCTTTACAGCTAATACCTTACCAGTAGGATTACGAGTTTTTAGTAATCGAAATGAAGATATTAGTTTATATATGTTATCTAATACCGCAGCTAATACGACTGTGGGTGGAAGCGGAAATGCCGCGGCTAATGTAGTTTCAAATGTTGTAACAGGGGCTGATTTTATCGAGGTTCGAGCTATTAAATATTTTGATCTGAAAACTAAAACTTGGAATAGTAATTTTGCGTGGAGTTCAAATACTCGACCAGCAATTGGTGATTCCTGGAATTTAGGAGAAGTTGATCCTAATAGTTTTTATCGTGATACTACTGATAAATTTTTTAAGGTTTCAACTATTTCGAGAGACGAAGAAG